GAGGTTTTGGTAAAGCTGTTAAAGCTTACAAACAGAAAAAAATTGCATCAGGTAAAGCTACGCGTGCAGAACGTATTAAATACGGTGAAAGAAGTCCTGATATTAAATCTGTTAAACCAACAAAATTATCTGCAACAGAAAGTGTTGCAAAAACTAAGTCTAAGGAATACTCAAGAAGAATTGATAAATTATCTGACGCAGAAAAAAAAATTAGAGAAGGTAAAAAAATGATGAAAGAAGGACAAAAAACTAGAAGAGGAATGCAAGATACGGGATCAGCATTTAAATTTAAAAGCTCAAAAAGTTATCACCCTATAAATCCTGCGGGAGATGTACAAAAATATAAAATTAAAAAAGGTGTAGCTGAGTGAGAACTTTCAGATCACCAAACTCTGGACAAACAGCTTTGACTTTACAACATAGTACAAGTCCAAGATCCGGGTACCGTCCACCAGTAGGTCATAACGCTGATGGATATACAATGGCTCAAAGAGTGCCTATGGCTAAAGGTGGAAAAGTTAAAAAGAACTGGATACAATCAGTAAATAAATCAATCAAAAAACGTGGAACTAAAGGAAAGTGTACACCAATTACAAAAAAAGGTTGCACTGGAAGAGCAAAAGCTTTAGCAAAGACATTTAAAAAAATGGCTAAGAAAAGAAAAGGAAAATAAGATGGCTAAAAGAAGATTTAGAAACAGTAGAAGAGAAAACGAACTAGAAGAACTTGGAAGAGTAGATGCTGAAAAAGCACACACTCCAAAAGGTAAAAGAAATCTTATGCAAGAAAAACGAAGAATTATAAAAGAAGTGTCAGAACGCCATAAAGGCTATGCTACAGGTGGAAGAGCAAAACCAATGCCTTCTGATGGGGATAGATTATGGAGGCAAACCCCTCAACCTCAACGTGGTCGAGGAAGCCGAAGAAAAAAATTTAAAACTCACGGTGGTGGACCAGATGCAGGTAACATAGGTAAATTAAAAGATGCTTTATCAAAAGCAAAAAAAGTAATAGGAAAAAAAGCTAGACCTTCTCCAGAAGATCTTAAGAGAATTGGAGAAAAAATGCCAAAAAAATACCCTCCTAAAAGAGAGGCGCAACCACTTAGAAAAGGTGGAAGAGCACGAGGTCCTAACAGACCAAGACCACAAGGTCCTCATATGTGGGTTAGAGGTGATAAGAGAAAAAAATATGCTAGCGGTGGCGTAGTCATGGCTGGTAAAAAAGTAGGTTGTCAAATAAAATAATGATTACACATTTTATAAACTGGATAAAAGGTTTATTCAGTAAAAAAGAAGAACCAGTAGTTTTGGAAGAAACTCCTACAGAAGAGAAAGAAGTGGTTGCACATTGTAGTGATCATAATAGATTTAGAAAGAACTGCCCTGACTGCTTAAGTGCGGTTGGTGTAGTGTAATATGGCTGATTTAGAAAACGTAATATATAAATTAAATAGAGCATTAGATAATAGAATTAAACAATTAGCAATCTCTGTAACGTCCGGAGGGGTTGACAATATGGAAACATATAAGTATATAATAGGACAAATAAACGCCTTAGAGGCAACTAAACAGGAACTCTCTAACCTGCTAGATATTAAGGAGCACGATGAAACTAAAGGAACAGTCATTAACATCAACGGCGCAACAAAGCCCGACGATAATCACACCAAATAAAGAATTAGTCGGAGTAAAAAAATCCGAACCTAAAAAAGAAATTACCAACGAAAAAGATAAACTTCCACAACCAACAGGTTGGAGAATGTTAGTTCTTCCATTTAGAATGAGTGAAAAATCTAAAGGTGGAGTTTTATTTTCACATGAAACTATAGATAAACAACAAATCGCATCACAGTGTGGAAATGTATTAGCTATGGGACCACAGTGTTATAAGGATACAGAGAGATATCCTCATGGCCCGTGGTGCAAGGTTGGTGATTGGGTGATTTTTGCGCGTTATGCAGGATCACGTATACAAATTGAAGGTGGGGAAGTCAGGTTGTTGAATGAAGATGAAGTTTTAGCAACCGTCAAGAATCCAGAGGATATCTTGCATAAATACTAACATAGAAAAGGAGAAACTATGCCAGAAGAAAATAAAAAACCTAGTGAGAAAACAGTAGATATAGATACTTCAGGACCTGAAGTAGATGTAGCTCTTGAAGACACAAAGGTTGAAGAGGTAGTAGAAACGAAAGAAGAAACAAGTGCCCCGGAACAAGAAACAGTAGAACCAGAAAAAGAAGAAACAGTAAAAGAAATAAAAAAGGAACAGAAACAAGAAGACTCTAAGTTAGAGGATTATAGTAAAGGCGTTCAATCACGTATTGCTAAATTGACTCGTAAGATGAGAGAAGCAGAACGTAGAGAAGCTGCAGCTGTAGAATATGCTCAAGCTATAGAGAATAAAAGAAAACTTGATCAAGAAAGATTTCAGAAAATTGATTCGGACTATACGAAAAAATTTGAAGAAAGTGTTAAAAGTGGAATGGAAATGGCTCAAAAACAATTGGCCCAAGCCATTGAAGCTGGAGATGCACCTGCTCAAGTTGAAGCAAACAAACGTATTGCAGAACTTGCGTTTGATAATGCTAAATTAAAACAAAGACAGTCTGTACAGGCAGAGAAACCTGTTCAACTTTCCGACGGTGGAAATTTACCAAGACAAACTCCACAATCATTACCTGAAGCTGATCCTGAAGCTGAAGAATGGGCGGCTAGAAACAAATGGTTTGGTACTAACCGAGCTATGACGTTTACAGCGTTCGAGATTCACAAGGATTTAGTGGATAAAGAAGGTTTTGATCCCAAATCAGATGAATATTATGCAGAAATCGACAGACGTATAAGAGTTGACTTTCCAAATAAATTTGATAATAGTGGTAGTATACAAACGACTAGACCCGTTCAGTCGGTGGCTTCTGCAAGCAGAAGTGCAAAAACTGGTCGCAAAACAATGAGACTCACATCTTCTCAAGTAGCAATAGCTAAAAAATTGAATGTGCCACTCGAAGAATACGCAAGACAATTAAAACTCACGAAGGAAGGAGCGTAATATGGACAAAGACAAAAAAACTTCTCGTGCGGCTGAGACACGGTCAAAAACTGAAAGGCCAAAAGTGTACAAGCCACCATCCTCTCTGGATGCACCGCCAGCGCCTGACGGCTTTAGGCACAGATGGATCAGAGCTGAATCTGTAGGATTCCAAGATAGTAAAAATGTTTATGGAAGACTCAGAGAAGGGTATGAATTAGTGAGAGCTGATGAATACAAAAATTCTGACTATCCTGTAGTTGCCGACGGAAAATACGCTGGGATCATTGGAGTAGGAGGCCTATTGTTGGCTAGGATACCCGAAGAACTCGCGAAGCAAAGGGTTGACTATCAGAAGAAACTTACTGAAGGTCAAGACGAAGCAGTTGAATCCGACTTACTTAGGGAACAACATAAGAGTATGCCGATCGATGTCGATCGACAATCTCGTGTAACCTTCGGTGGTACAAAGAAAAGTTAATTTTTTAACTATTCTTAATCATCGATTAATATAAACCGTGCTGGAGGCTTTCTTCGGAAGGCAGGCACATAAGGAGTAATAACATGGCAAACAATAACTCAA